GTAACTTGTTGATAAATAATTGTTTAAATACCATTTGCAGACTTGTAAAGTTTTTTTTGACTAAAAAAATATTTTGTTTTGTATGTATGTTCATAGAGCGTATAGGGGAAAAAAAAGTCTACAACTCTTCAAAGTATTGATTTGTAGTAACTTAACCCGTAAAGTTTCATATTTTGAATGTCATTTGAAAGTTTACATCTTTACAGAATCATACCATCCAGAGACAATCTTCTCCTTAATCAACCTCAATTCAGTTGTATTGTGACAATTCATGATGTCATGGAAGATAGTATCTTTGGCCATCATTATCTCATCAATAGATGGATTGAATATCTCATCTAACTTCCTGACAAATCGCATGTAAACTTTGTCTTTTTTGTAGTATGCCTCATGAACTTTTAAGCCATTGATGACTGTTGCATGGTCCCTGTTGAATAGGTCACCAATGTCACTCATTGTCCAGCCATCCTCTCTGAGCAACCAGTAAATATAAGACCTAAAATAGACCTTGTCTCTTTCTCTTGATTTGGATGCTAAGTCGTATTGCTCAATCAGTTGCTCAATTTTCTCCACCATGGTATAGTTGTCTGGACTCATCTTGTACTCCTTTAAATAAATCAGTATTTGTTCTAATCATGCCGGTTGCTTTTATGAATTCAACCTCAATCTTTGCACTATTTATGATGACATTGCCTATCTGAGCAACAGCCTCAGCCTTGTCCAATTCCTTTTGGAGCTCCTCAGCTGATAGCTCATCATTGTCTAACCTCTCTAATGCTGCAAAGAGGTGATCTCTAAGATCATTTATTTTGTTTCTTGCCATTGATTTTTCTTTTAAGTTTTGCTTTTAATTTAATTACTTGTTGAATCTCTTGAGGAAATCTTTGAATGCTGTTCCTCTTAGCATTGTCACACATGGTCATCAGCTCAAGATTAGAGATATCGCAGTTCCTTGAGTTGCCATCTTTGAATGTTACCACATGCTTTGGAGGAATTGCTCCATGATGATCTCTCCAAACTTTGTGATGATATGCAATCCAATAAGAGTCTTTGATTTTGTAGTAAAGATATACTTTGCCAGTTGTATCAACTCTCTCAACAATGGATCCATCTGGTTTCCAGTTCTGAGGTCTTGAGCCTTTTTTAAACATGGAATGTTTCACCTTCTCATAAAGCTCTGGACTCATCTTCTTTCCTTTATTGGCTGGTGTGTGACCTTTGGTAAATCTAAAATCCTTGCCACCTTCAATCAGATTGTGCCTTCCAGACTTGTCTGACATCTTGAATTCCTGTGACTTCTTGAGGCCCATTGTGAAAGCTCTGTTTGCCACTTGAGAATAAGTCAAGCCAAGTTCATTGGCAAGATCTTGAGTCCTCTCCTTTGGAAATCTCTCTCTTATTATTTCGTTGATATTCATAAAACGCATCAATTGTTGTTGGTAAATCATTCTCAATAGCCATTCTGCTATACTCCCAAGCCTCTTCAATCCATGACTTTGGTTTCTCTTCAGTCTCTTTCATAGTTCTTATAAAATTTGTTTTTAACATTTACTTTTATCTTCCAGTTCTTTATCTTGCGATAGTCAACTTTTTGCTTGCCAGTGTGGAGGATCATAGATGTGACTCATTAATTAAACACTCAATTTTATTATCAAGCAATATCTCAATTAATACCTCATCCAATGGAATCCATTTTAACCATTTACCATTCTCATCATAAATTCCAACCATTGAAATCTTGATGTGCTTTCCATATTTATCAGGAACAAGCTCTGCCTTTTTTATTTTTATATATCCTTTCATATCTTCTCAACTTTAATGATTAACGGAGGCCACATGTCCATCTTCTTGATTGCATCCTCTGGACTGTTGGCTTGAATTGTTTTGTGGATGACCTTCCATTTGTCCTCCTTTATCTTGTATGTTACTCTGAAATTCTTCATCTCTCTTTGCTCTTAAAATGTTGTTATATAACTCAATGTTGAATCTGCCTGACCTCTGCCACCAGTATTCATAATGTGCTGTGCTCATTGGAATTTCTTTTTGTAGTTTTGCAATCTTCCAATGGCTCTTGCATAAGTATCAATCTGATCTTCATACTTATCAGCAAGCTGATCAAGATATCCTTTCCTTAAGTCAGGAATAATTCTCTGATTCACTTTCATTTTCCATTTCAATGAATGAATCATATCATCAATCAATTCAATTTTATTTTCCATTGCTGATGATTTTAAGAGTTGCCACTACTGAATAAAGTAGTAATAAATAAACGAATGTTGCCATAATTATTGTTTTTAAATGTTGAACAAATTTAATAAGTATTTTCACTTATAAAATAATTTTAACAAATTTTAACACAATAGAGACAAGAAAAGCCACTCAAAATTGAATGGCTCCTCCTGATTAACAATTAATTAAACAATTATGCGAGATAAAGATACTTATTTTTTGAATCTCTTCAATAGAATCTTTGCTATTTTTCCAATCAATCCAGATTGTTCTGAGACATCAACCTTGACCTCTCCTTTATCAATGGTCACATCAACTGGCTCTGAATCAATTTTAATGCTCTTTCCTTCATTATCTTTGTGAAAGTCAACATCAACCTTTGGTGTATCAACTTTAACGTCTGTGACGCCATCTTTTCGTGTTATCTTGATGTCCACATTCTTTGTATCAATGTTTATATTCAAGTTCTTTTTTGGTCTCCCTGGTTTTTTCATTATGCTTCATTTGTTGTTACTACTCCCTTGGCCTCAAGATGCACCACTCTGACATTTGCTGGCTGTGCAATCTTCCATGCTGTCCTTCTTGCTTGGCTGAGTCTTGACTTCTCAATGCGAGATACACTGACTGAATTGTTTTGGTTGCCACCCAACACATGATAGTGAGTCTTATCCTCACCAACATAAATCCCGACATGACCTCCTCCATTCCTGGTGAATGTCAATACATCACCAAGCATTGGCACCTTTGCAACATTGCCATACTTATTCCAGTTCAATGCCCACAATGGAGCCTTGACAACATCCAATCCTTGAGCATGACAGCAATAAGCAACAAACAAACCACACCAAGGAATCTCATCATTGGTATATGTTTTCTCAAGACCAAGAGCTTTGGCCCATTGCATGATGACAGGATTGTGTTGCTTTCCAACAATCTCCTTGACACCAATGTGCTTGACAGCCTCAACCAATATCTTTGGTCCTGTCTCTTTTTTTAGCCAATTATAACTCATTTTTTAATAAAGTATTTGTAATGGAAATATGCACCCCATGAAAAGATCATAGCAAAGCTCATGTGTATTAAAAATGCAGCTTTGTTTGATTGAGATAAAAAGTCATAAAGAGATGCAGCTGATCCAAGAGCCAATGCAACTCTCACAAATAATCTCTCAATATAGTGAATCCTTTGTATCATTCCATTTTCATTGTATACAAAGTAAAGAAAAAACACCAAACTAATTGCAATAATTAAATCAGCTATTTGGTTTATCACTTTTATCAGCTCCATTATTTTCAGCTTTTTGAATTAAATAATCACTAATAAATTCAACTCCCTTAACACCAAGGAATCCAAGGATGAATGCAACACTCATCTCATATTTGTCAGATAACCTGGTCATGTCAATAATGATTGGAGTAATGTAGTTAGCACTTGCCACTCCAGTGACTATTGCAAAGAAAGTTGTCTTGAGATTGCTCTTTTGTTTTTTGCCTATCAGAATCAATGAGCCAAAGAATCCAGCAACACTTATGCCGATATTGAATCCGACCTCTTGTAAAAGTTGTTTCATACTTATTATGCTAATATGTTTTAGATAGCGTAAAGATATCAGAGTAAATTGAGTTATTGGCATTGTTTGAACTCCACTGAGCTGTGATATCTAATGTATTGCCAATGGTTGTGTCAAATGTTGTTGAGTTTACTGTATTCCAAGCAAATCCTTGTTGAGTACCAGATGCTAATTTTAAGATATGGAATTGTGACAATGCAACAATTGATGCAACACCAGCTGCTCCAATGGACCTCACTGTGAATGTTGTTGTCAGATACCACACTTGATTGGTGATTGCCGGCATAGTCAATGGCCCTGA